CAATTACCCCTCACCAAGACAAGCGCAAGGTCGCCAAGGCTGCGCCCATCCCGTCCCCGAAGGTCCCCGATTGGGTGCCCGCCGAGGAGTGGGCCGAGTTCGTCGCCATGCGCAAGGCGATGCGCGCCACCATGACCCCGGGGGCCGTCCGCATCACCATCGCCAAGCTCGCCAAGCTCGCCGAGGCCGGACACGACCCCAAGGCCGTCCTCGAACAGTCCATCGCCAACGGATACCGGGGCGTGTTCCCCCTCAAGGAAGTTTCCCGTGCTGCAGAAAATCACTCCGCCCGCCATCACGTCGGCCGCAACCTCACCCGAGAATTCCTCGAGGAGGCCGGTGAATAACCTCGCCGAGGTGGTGGCCCTCCTGTTCGAGGTGTTCGCCACCCGGTTCGGTCACCGGTGGACCCGCACCTACGAGGACCCGCTCGCCCGCAAGGTGTGGCGGCGCGACCTCGAGGTCGAAGGCCTGACCCCCGACGACGTCAAGGCGGGGCTGCGCAGGACGGCACGCCTGGAGTGGCCGCCGTCGCTCGGCGAATTCGTGGCCGCATGCAGGCCGGAAGCCGCCGACCTCGGCATGCCCGAGGCCCGCGAGGCCTACGTCGCCGCCTGTCGCGGTCAGTGGCGCCTCCACCCGATCGTGTGGCACGTCGCCAGCATCATCGGCAGCCACGACCTCCGCAGTCGCCCCGAGGCCGAGACCTGGCCGCGGTTCGAGGCCGCCTACAAGGTCGCCCTCTCCCAGGCGCAGCAGGGTCGCGTGTTCGCCTTCCCGGAGCCGCGCCACGTCGCCCTCCCCGCGCCGCCTCCGGTTGCCCCGATGACCGCCGCCGAAGCGCTGGCCGCCATGCGCAAGGCCATCGGCAGGACGGCCAAGCCGTGAGCCGTGGCGTCGACCCGCGATTCCGGCGCAAGCCCAAGGCGGGCCATCCGTGGACCCTGTGGCGCCCGGGCTGGCTCAGAGAAAGCCGCCTCAGGCCCATCCGGCCCCGGCCAAGAAACGAACGCTGAGAACAGGGGAGCCAATCCGTGACCACCGTGGCCGCCTTCCGTATCCCGGGCAAGCCCCAGGCGTGGCAGCGCGCAGGAATCTCGCGCCGCCGCGGGCGTCCAGTCGTGCACTTCACCCCGGCCGAGACTCGCGCCTTCAAGCGCGTCGTCGCGCTCCTGGCGAAAGCCGCCATGGCGGGCCGCAAGCCTGTCCACGGGCCGTTGGTGTTGGACGCCACCTTCTGCATGCCCATCCCGCGCTCATGGCCGAAGCGCGACCAACTCGCCGCCGAGCAGGGCCTCGTATTCCCCACCTCGAGGCCCGACATCGACAACCTCATCAAGGGCGTCAAGGACGCCCTCACCGGCATCGTCTGGGTGGACGACTGCCAAGTAGTGCGCACGCACCTCCAGAAGGTTTACTCTCGCGCCCCATCGACGGACGTGGTAGTGCGCGAGCTCATCGTCAAGCAAGGAGAGACGCCATGACCCAAGAAGAAGCCGTAATTGCCCGACTCAAGCGCGGCCCCCTCACCAGCATGCAGGCCATCCGCGAGCTCGGCATCACCCGACTCGCCGCACGCGTCGCCACGCTGCGCGCCAGGGGCCACAAGATCGTGTCCACGCGCAAGATGGTGCAGTCGCGCTACTCGCGCCCCACGCGCATCGCCATCTACACCCTGGCGTGACGCATGGCCGGGCAACTCCTCGACGAGCTCATCCAGTTCGCGGGCATACAGGGGGCCATCCGTCTCTGCCGCACCTTCGGGGGCCGACAGGTCTACATCCCGGAGTCGATGGCAGAGACGCACCCCCTCGCCCTCACGCTCGGCTACGAGGCCGCTTGCGAGCTCTCCCGGCGCTATGGCCGGGAGCGGCTCGCGCTGCCCACCGAGTACCAGGCGCTTCTCGAACAGCGCAACCGGCAGATCGTCGCGGAGTACCTCCTCGGCGCCAGCATCAGCCGACTCTCACGCGACTACGGAGTCTCGCGCCCTTGGGTGCACAACATCCTCGACAGGGCGGGGATTCAACGCCGCACCGCGGAGGCCGACTGATGCGCCGCCAAGCCATCGACATCGCCCTCTACCGGGAGCTCGCCATCCGGCTGTCCAACCCAAGGACAACCCTCGCGCAAGCCCGTCAAGTCGGCCCGTACCTCCGGAAACTGGTCAACGCCTACGCCTCGCTCTTGCGCGAGCGGAAGCGCGAAGATCGCATCTTGCGCGCCGCCCGTCGCCTGGTCGCCGCTGGCGAGGGTGACGTCAGCAGTATGTACCTGGAGTTGCAAGACGCCGTCCTCGACCTGGAACGGAGCCTCGACTCGTGAGCCTTCCCACCCGCGCCAAGCGGCGCAAGGAACCCTGCTACCTTCGCGTCCTGCCCGACGGCAAGCTCGCCCCGGCGTCCGACTTCTACGAGCGGCAACTCCTCGACCGCTACGCGCCGGGCGACATCATCCGCGCCGAGCTTACCAAGCCACGCAACCCCCGCCACCATCGTCTAGTCATGGCCCTCCTCCAGCGCGTGCTCGCCAACCAGGACGGCCTCCTCACCATCGACCAGTTGCTCACGGTGGTGAAAATCAAGTTGGGCCGATGCGTCCCCTACGTCGACGCGGGCACGGGCAAGGTCTACTACGTGGTGGAATCCATCGCCTTCGACGCCATGGACCAAGCCGAGTTCGAAACCTTCTGGGCCGACCTGTGCAAACTCATCGCCCGCGACTACTTCCCGACCCTGACCGCCGAACAAGTCGCAGCCCTCGCGGAGTTCATGGATGCGGCATAGCACCCCCTCGCCCGGCCCCGAGGACCTCGCCCGGTTCCGCCTCATCTACGACACCGGCTGCGTGGCATGCTTCGTGGAAATCGGGGCCAACCGCCTGCCCGAAATCCATCACCTGACATCCACGGGACGCCACGGCGGCCCACGGGCGGGCCACCAAGCCACGGTAGGCCTGTGCCCCTGGCACCACCGCGGCGTCCCCCTGGACAACCACAACGCTCGGGATACCGAGCACATCCTGGGGCCGTCCCTGGCGCGCACCCCCCGGGCCTTCCGGCATCGCTACGGCGTCGACGACGCCCTCCTCGAGCTCCAGAATCGGAGACTCACAGCACACTTGAAAGGGGTTACACCTACCCCCTGACCCAGCCGCACCGCACCATTCGGGGATGGATACCCGCCTAGGCCGTTCGTTCTACCTCTCCGAGTTCACCGTCTCCGCCATGGCCGAGCGCCAGGGCAAGAAGGTCGAAGTCCCCGACGACATCCTCCCGAACCTTCGCCGGCTGGTCGAGACCATCCTCCAGCCGCTGCGCGACGAGCTCGACCGGCCCATCGTCATCATCTCGGGCTACCGCCCGCCGTGGCTCAACAAGGCCGTCGGCGGCTCTCGCACCTCGGCCCACATGGACGGCCGCGCCGCCGACCTCATCGTCCCCGGCATGACCCCAGCCGAGGTCATCGAGGTCCTCCGCCGCAAGACCAATGCCCCCTTCGACCAAGCCATCGAGGAATTCGGCCGTTGGGTACACCTCGGCATCGCCCCCGACGGCAAGATGCCCCGTTACCAGGTGCTGACCGCCCGCAAGGTCAACGGCCGCACCGTGTACTCGCAGGAGGCCTAGATGCACTTCGACCCCATGCACGTCATCCTCGCCCTCCTCGGCCTGGTACTGCACTTCCTCCTCCGCTACGGCGAGCACTGGCGCAAGGTCGAGAAGGTTGGCCCCACCGCCTACGTCGCCCTCGACCCGATCGGCTGGGCCGTCGCGGTCATCGGCGCGGCCGCCACCTTCATCCTGCTACCCGACGTAGGCCCCGCCATCGGGCTCTCGGCCAGCCCCGCGGGCGTGTTCGTCGCGGGCTACATGGGCTCAAGCCTTGCCGTGAAGATTCCCAACCTCCTCACGGGGCGCAAGGAATGAACCCGCTGGCCGCCTTCACCCTCGGCGAACGCGCCGCGACGGTGGCCCTCGTGGTCATCATCTGGCTCGCCCCGGCCGCCGCCACGTGGCTGTGGATGCAAGCCAAGGCCTCCGCGCAGTACAACGCGGGTGTCGCCGCCTGTGAGAACAAGCAAGCCAACGAGCTCGCCGCCGCACTCGACGCCGCCCAGCGCAAGCAGGCCACCCTGCTCCTCGACGCCAAGGCCGACTCGGCTGCCATCAAGGACGCCCTCGCCGCCTCGCGCACGCGGGCGGAAAAACTCGCCAAGGACCTCGCCGCCTATGCGCAAGCGAACCCTCTACCCGCTGGCTGCCGTGCTGATGACACTCGCGTCCGGTTGTACAACGACGCCCGTCGCACCGCCGCCCCTTGACCTGGCGTGTGATGCGGGCCCCGTGCCCTGCAGCGGCGGCTGCGAGGACCTTCCTGCGTGGACCTCTGGCAACTTCGACGACCTCCTCGCGCTCGGCGCAGCAGACAGGATGACGCTGGCAAATTGCGAGGCGAAGTTGCGCGCCTGTCAGAGTTGCATAGAGCGCGGGCGCAAGACAGGAGCCATACAATGAGCCCTCCCACCGACTCGGCCTCCGACCTCGACCGGCTCCGCGTGCTGGAGTTGCAGGTCACCGACTTGCGCATCGTCAACGCGCAATTGTTCTCGACCATGGAACACCTCGCCAAGGCCACCGACAGCCTCAACGAGACCGTCGACAACCTGCGCGACACCATCAACAAGGGCCGCGGCGCCGTGTGGCTCGCCATCATGGTCGCGGGCGCAGCCGGGGCTACCATCGGCTCCATCATCAAGAGCCTGTTCGGCATCCATTAAACGCTTGCCCTCGGCGCTACCCGTGGTAGCATCGCGGGCCATGACAATCGCGCAGCGCATCATCGACTCGGGCGTCGTGGACCCCTATGACCTGCTCGCCAACCCGCGCAACTTCCGGGCGCACCCGGAACACCAGCGCACCGCCCTCAAGGCGGCACTCAACGACGTCGGCTGGGTCGCCCCGGTCATCGTCAACCGGGCATCCGGCACCATCCTCGACGGCCACCTCCGCGTAGCCGTCGCCATCGAGCGCAAGGACACCGACATACCGGTGGACTACGTCGAGCTCTCGGAAGACGAGGAAATGGTCGCCCTGGCCACGCTCGACCCCATCACGGCAATGGCCAAGCCCAACCCCCACCTCTACGGCAAGCTGCTCGAGGCCACCACCACGGGCGAGGCCGACCTCATGGCCTACCTCGACGACTTCGCCCAGCGCATCGGCGTCGACGCCGTCCCGTCTGACCGCGAAGCCACTGGCGCACGCGAGCTCGGTGCCGAGGAATTCGACAACTTCCGGCACGAGTGCCCCGAGTGCGGGTTCCAGTTTGATTAACCCCACCACCGGGCCCTGGCGACTGGCCGACCTCGCCAAGGTCCCCAAGAACGGCCGCACCGTGTTCTCGACGTTCCATTGCGGCGGCGGCTCCACCATGGGCTACAAGCTGGCCGGGTTCACCGTCCTCGGTGGCGTGGAAATCGACCCCGAAATGTCGGCCCTGTACGTCGCCAACCACAACCCGCGCTACGAGTACCTCGAGGCCATCCAGACCTTCAACGAGCGCGCCGAGCTACCCGACGACCTCTACAACCTCGACATCCTCGACGGCTCGCCCCCCTGTTCCGTGTTCAGCATGGCGGGCAAGCGGGAAAAGAAGTGGGGCGTCGAGGCCTACTTCCGCGAAGGCCAACGCGCCCAGCGACTCGACGACCTTTTCTTCCACTACATCGCCCTCGCCAAGCGCCTACAGCCCAAGGTGGTCATCGCCGAGAACGTGAAAGGCCTCATCCTCGGCAACGCCAAAGGCTACGTCCGGGAGATATTCGACGCCCTGACCGACGCGGGCTATGACTCGCAACTGTTCCTCCTCAACTCCTCGCGCATGGGCGTCCCGCAAAAGCGCGAGCGCACGTTCTTCATCGCCCGCCGCAAGGACCTCGGCCTCCCGGCCCTGTCCCTCGCCTTCAACGAGCCGCCCGTCACCATCCGCACGGCCATCGAAGGCTGCACCCCGGAACACGGCAAAGCCTTCGGCGCCATGGCCACCCGCCTATGGCACCGCGCAGCACCGGGGCAATCCCTCGCCAAGGTCCACGACCGGGGCGCGTTCTTCACCCACGTCAAGCTGCACCCCGACAAGCCCGCCAACACGCTGGTCGCCAACTCGCTCCTCTACCATTGGGACACCCCGCGCTGCCTCACCTCCTCGGAGTGCATCCGCATCCAGACCTTCCCCGAAGACTACGCACGCGGGAAATACGACGACGACATGCAGTACGTGTGCGGCATGAGCGTCCCCCCGTTCATGATGCAGCGCATCGCCCTCGAGATAGGCCGCCAGTGGTTCGGCCACGAATACGACCCCACCCCGAGACCCCTCGCATGAAGAATCGCATCGCCCGCGTCGGCCTCGCCAACCCCGCCGACCTGGTCGCCCACAACCTCAACTGGCGAGACCACCCCCAAGAGCAGCGCGACGCCCTCGAAACCGCCCTGGAGAATCTGGGCTGGCTCAAGCGCATCATCGTCAACGAGAACACCGGCCGCATCATCGACGGCCACCTCCGCGCCGAACAGGCCCTCGCCCTCGGCATCAAGGAAGTCCCCGTCGTCTGGGTGAACCTGTCCGAACGCGAGGAGGCCGTCGCCCTCGCCACCCTCGACCCGCTCTCCCTGGACGCCACCGCCGACAAGGACAAACTGCGCGACCTCATCGACAGCGTGCCCGACACCCTCAACGAGGACCTCGACGCCCTCCTCAACGACCTCGCCAAGCGCCAAGGCGTAGCCAGCGAGAAACCCACCAAGACCCTGTCCGAAGCACCGGAGGCCATCCTGTGCCCCCGCTGTGGACACGGGTGGTAGTGTCACCATGAAAGTCGGCCAGAAACGTTCCAAGACCCAGCGCGCCCTCGACCTCGAAAAGGTCGCCAAGTTGCGCCTGATGCACCGAACCAACATGGAGATCGCCGCCGAGCTCGGCGTGTGCGAGCGCACCATCCAGCGCGACTTGCGCAAGATCGAAGCGCAATGGCAGGAGGCCGCCGCCCAGGACATCGGGGCAATCAAGGCCCGCGAGCTCGCCAAACTGGACGCCCTCGAAGCCGAAGCCGCCGCCGCCTGGCAGCGCTCCAAGCAGGAAAACCAAAAGCGCATCGTCGAGGAGCGCCCGGGCATCGGGGGCAAGGCCTCCCGCGTGGCCCGTATCGAAACCTCCCAAGGCACGGGAGACCCGCGCTACCTCACCACCATCCTCTCCATCATGGAGCGCCGCGCCCGCCTCATCGGTGCCGACGCCCCCGCCAAGCACGCCCTCACCGACCCCACCGGCACCGAGGACAGGACGAGCATGATGGCCTTCCCGGTTCCGCCTGACCTCACGTTGGAACAGTGGCAGGCCCATTGCCAGAAAGCACTCCAGCCGAAGCACTGAGGCCCGTCTGGGTGCCCAACCCCGGCCCCCAGACCCTCCTCGTTACCTGCCCCATCTGGGACCTCCTCTACGGCGGCGCCCGCGGCGGCGGCAAGACCGATGGACTCCTCGGCGACTTCACGGGCTTTTCCATGAAGCACCCGGGCCTCGCCCGCGGCGTGCTCTTTCGGCGCACCTATGACGAGCTCGACGAGGTAGTCCAGCGCTCGCAGGAAATCCTCGGCCCGCTGGGTGGCGACTGGCGACCCTCCCGCTACACCTGGCACATGCCGTGGGGCGGGTTCCTCAAGTTGCGCTACCTCAAGGCCGACGCCGACGCAGCCCGCTATCAGGGCCATTCGTACAACTGGCTGGCCATCGACGAGGCGGGCAACTTCGCCAACCCCGACCCCATCAAGAAACTCACCGCCACCCTCCGCGACAAGAACGGCGTCCCCGTCCGCAAGCGGCTCACCGCCAACCCCGGTGGCCCCGGCCACGCATGGCTCAAGCGCGACTACATCGACCCAGCCGTACCCGGCACCCCGTTCCCCGACCCGGACACGGGCAAGCTGCGGGTATTCATCCCTTCCAAGCTGTCGGACAACCCCGCCCTCACCTCCAACGACCCGGAGTACGAGCAGCGCCTCCGTGGTTCCGGCCCCGCGTGGCTGGTCCGGGCATGGCTCGAGGGCGACTGGAACGCGGCCCCAGAGGGCGGCATCATCAAAATGGCGTGGTTCAGGCGCTACACCAGCGTCCCCGAACCACCCGAGCGGTACATGATCGTCCACTCCTGGGACACGGCCTACAAAGCCCAGCAGGTCCACGACCCCAGCGTGTGCACGGTATGGGCAGTCGCCACCAGTGGCTTCTACCTCCTCGACGTCATCCGCCTCCGCGCCGAGTACCCCACCCTGCGCAAGCGGATACTCGACCTCGCCGAGCGTGACCGCCCCCACGCCATCCTCGTGGAGGACAAGGCCAGCGGCCAATCCCTCCTCCAAGACCTCGGCTCCTCGACCCAACTGCCCCTCCGGGCCATCGAACCCGAAGGGGACAAGGTCACCCGCGCCCTCGCCGTGACCCAACTGATGGAGTCGGGCCGGGTACACCTCCCCGAGCGCGCCCCATGGCTCCTCGACTACGAGCTCGAGCTGTCCATGTTCCCGCACGAGGACATGCACGACGACCAGGTAGACAGCACCACCCAATTCCTGGCGTGGGCCAGACTCCACGCCGCCCGCCGCCTGGAGGCCCACTCCTCCGGTGAGACCCGGGCGGCATTGGCTGAAACTGGTTACAGGGCGCAGGACAACAGGGGGTGGGGCACCATCGGCAGCGGCTCAAACCCCTCGGGATTCGTGTAATGCCCATGCAGCCCCCGGTCCGTGGCGAGCTCGCCAAGCCGCAACTCGGCCTAGGTGCCAACGTCGCGGCCTTCGCCTCCGTCCTGGTCCCCGAGGACAACATCCTCACCGGCAAGGGCGGCGGCAACTATCAGGTCTACCGCGAGGTCCTGCGCGACGACCAGTGCGCCAGCACCTTCGGCCAGCGCCGCCTCGCCGTCGTGTCCCGCGAGTGGCAGGTCGAACCCGCCTCCGACTCGGCAGAGGACAAGGCCGCCGCCGACTTCATCCGCGCCCAACTGCAAGCCCTCAATTGGGACGACATAAACGACGCCATGCTCTACGCCCGGTGGTACGGGCATGCCGTGGCCGAGTGTATCTGGGACGTCGAGGGCAGCCAGGTCGTCCTCAAGGACATCAAGGTCCGCGACCGCTCGCGGTTCGCCTATGACGAGGACCGCCGCCTATTCCTGCTCAACCAGGGCCGCTACGAGCTCATGCCCGAGCGCAAGTTCTGGACCATCAACACGGGCGCCGACCACCACGACAGCCCCTACGGGATCGGCCTCGCCCACTACTGCTACTGGCCGGTCTTTTTCAAGCGCAACGGCATCCGGTTCTGGCTGGTCTTCTGCGAAAAGTTCGGCATGCCCACCGCCAAGGGAACCATCCCCGCGGGCATGCTGGACGATGTCGCCTTCCGCCAGAAGGCGCTCGACGCCCTCAAGGCGATCGCCTCCGAGACCGCCGTCCTCGTGCCAGAAGGCATGGAGGTCGAGCTCCTCGAGGCGGCACGCGGCGGCTCTGGCACCTACGCCGAGCTCGTCGACGCCATGGACGCGGCCCTGGCCAAGATCATCATCGGGCAGACCGCATCCAGCGAGGGTACGCCAGGTAAACTCGGCAACGAGCAACTCCAGTCCGACGTCCGTGACGACATCGTCAAGGCCGACGCCGACCTCATCTGCGCGTCTTTCAACCGTCAGGTCGTGGCGTGGCTCACGGAGTGGAATTTCCCGAACGCCCGCCCGCCCAAGGTGTGGCGCCTCATTGAGCCGCCCGACGACCTCAACCAGCGCGCCGCCCGCGACAAGGACATCTACGCCCTCGGCTTTGAGCCTACCGAGGAGTACATCACCGAGACCTACGGGCCGGGATGGAAGAAGCGCGCCGCCCAGCAGGGCCTCAACCCCAACGGCCTGCCCGGTCAGGTCGCCGCCGAGTTCGCGGAATTGGGCGCCCTCGCCGCCATGAAACTCGGCCACCGCGGCGACCAGGCGGCCATCGCCGAAGCCGCGCAACTGTTCGCGGACAAGTACCCGGATGTCGTCGGCCAGCGCGTCCAGGAGTTGCTCGACCTCGCCGAGACCACGGGCGACTTCGAAACCTTCGGCAAGCGGCTGCGCGAAATGATGGCCGAGGCCCCCAAGCCGGACACCACGCAGTCGCTCCTGCGCGGCAACTTTTTCGCCCGCCTCATGGCCCGCATGCGCCAGCAGCGCGAGGACAAGCGCTTCGCCGTTGCCTTCCGGGAGGTAGAGGAGCGCGAGGAAGCCCGCCACCGCGAGCTACTGGCCGCCCTCGACCGCCCGCCCGCCCCTGTGCAGGTCACCGTCCCCGAGCGCGAGGTCCACGTCCACGTCACCAAGGGCGGCTCCACGACCCAGACCGTGGAGCGGGATGCGCAGGGCAACATCGCCCGCATCACCACCCGGGAGGAGTAGCCCGTGGTCATCGTCCCGCGCACCGAGCAACTGCAGATGCTGCGCAAACTCCTCACCGAGGAGGCCTGCACCCTGCGCCTGTTCGCCAACGACGTGCGGCCCTTCCGTGGCGACGATACCCCCGTCCGCTACGAGGAGCCCCGTGGCGGCGGCTACAGCCCCATCGACCTCGACTCCACCCGCTGGCTGTTCGAAGTCAACGACCCGGACAGCCCCGTCGAAGCCGCATACCCCGAGCAGACCTTCACCTTCAACGCCTCGGGCGTCGAGGTGTTCGGCTTCATGGTGGTCGGCACCGCCTCGGGGCGTATCAAAATGATCGAACGCATCACGGGCGCCCCGCTCGTCACCCAGCGCCCGGGCGACATCCTCGCCGTCAACCTTCGGCTCTCACTGGAGTAACCATGTCTCGCCTTGCCATCGCCCTCGCCCTGGCATTCCTGTCCCTGCCCGCCCTCGCCCAGCAAGCCACCGCCACGCAGGACATCGTCACCTGGACGGCGCCCACGCAGTACGAGGACGGCACCAACCTGCCCTCCACCGACATCAAGGAGTACGTGGTCCGCTGGGGCACCGCCCCCGGAACCTACCCCAACGTCGTGCGCGTGACGGCCACCACGGCCACCGTCGTGCGCCTCCCGCCCTACACCGGCACCCGTTGCTACGTCGTCGCCACGGTCACCACGCTCGACCTGGAAAGCGACCTCTCCAACGAGGTGTGCAAGACCGTCCGCCGCGCCCGCGCTCTCACTATCTCCATCCGCTAGGAGCAACCCATGGCTCTCCAGTTTTCCGTCTCCGTCCGCAACGCCCGCCTCGACTCCATCGAGACCACCGTGGGCGCCTCGGCCAAGCTGTACCTGTACTCGGGCGCCGTCCCGGCCAACTGCGCGGCAGCCGACCCCTCGGGCCTCCTTGCCACCATCAACCTGCCCTCGGACTACCTCGCGGCTGCCGCCTCGGGCTCCAAGGCCATCGCCAACGGCCCGTGGTCGGGCACCGGCTCGGCTGCCGGTAACGCCGCGTCCTTCCGCATCAAGGACAACGCGGGCACGACTTGCCACCTTCAGGGCACCGTCACGGCGACGGGCGGCGGCGGCGACATGACGGTGGACAACACCAGCATCGCCAACGGCCAGACCATCAACGTGACGGGCTTCACCATCACCGACGGCAACGCGTAACCCATGGCCTCGCTCGTCTACAACTCGT